GTAAGATTAATACCGCCACCTGTTCTGTCTAACTGTTGAATTGCTTGTTCATGATTTTTGTATACAGGCGTTGCTTGTGATTCAAATAATCCTGCAGTCTCTGAGTATTTTTTTAAAGCAAAGTCAGCACCACCATTTGGCTCTGTCTGTTGAATCCAAACTGATCCTGAAGGTCTTGGAGTAGTATCGCTTGTTCTAAAACCGTGATCTTCAGTGTGTTGTCCTATGAACACTTTCGGTATGTAATATCTACCTGGTGTGATTCCAACATCAGTAAATGCTGTACCATCTACTTCGGTAATGATGATTGAAGACACTACAGCAGTTGTAGATGAGTCATTGCCTGTTGCTGAAGGTATAGCGTATATTTCTAATCGGCCATTAACTGCCGCGGCACTTACGCCCGCCGCTGAATTATTAATTGCTGCCGCAAATGTTGCTACAGTGGTACCAAGTGTGCCAATGAGGTTACCATTGATGTTCACTGAGTCAGCACTGGTCACTGTTGGATTTGTTGATGTTCCTGTCACTGTTGCGTGTGCAGTTGACCATGACCCATCAGCTGTCTCTGAAGAAGCTGAACCAACTTGTACCCATGTGTTTGATCTTGTTTTGTAGTACAATCTGTTGAATGGATTTGTTGCTACTACAGCGTAGTCACCAATTGATCCAAAATCTGATTTTGGTGCTGTGCCTGACACATCATCTGTGCTGGTTACAAGTTTTGGTGTTATAACTGTGAATGATTGAGTGGCTTCGTCCCATTCTTTAATTCCAAAAGATGTTGAAACAAGATCTAACCAGTAAAATCCATTGCTAGGTGTGCCACCAGGTGCATCTGCTGATCCTGTTAGTTCTGCTGTATCTACGTTTGCTCTGATTACGAACGCTCTGTTTGCGATGCCCAAGAAGGAGTAAGCGGCTTGGAGACCGTATTCATTTAGTTCGTACCCTTGTATTGGTGTTCCTGATGCATCCGTGTAGAATGTTGGATTACCAAATGTTTGGGTTAATTCTCTCTGTGAAGATATTAGAAATATTTCACCTGCATTTGTGCTCAGCGTACCTGTCGCTGTGCCTGTGCCTGTGCCTGATTTTTTGTTTTGGGAAGTTGCCACTACTACTAGTGGTACTGCTCCTGGGATACCTGGCACGTAGAATGATTCATCTACTACGGTAACCGCTACTCCGGGTGATATTAAAGCCATGTGTCGTTTACTCCTTGTTGCGAATATTTATGGCGATTGGACTGATTTATTAAAAAAAATAAAGAGTGCCTAAAAGGTGTTAATAAATAAGTACGTGCTTTATTCAAACGGATCAACAAGACCCTTGTGTCAAGAGTGTAACAGCAAGCCAGCTGCCTACAACTATCGCCGAGGCAACAAGGTGTATTACAGAAAAAAATGTGATGCTTGTATAAGAAAATCTTCTAAGTCAACAATTACTACGCCAGCATGGCAACGTGCAGGTTATACAAAAAAATCAAATTGTGAAATGTGTGGATTTATAGCACAACATCCGTATCAGTTAGATGTGCATTATCTAGATGGCAATATGAATAATAATAGCAATGGAAATCTTAAAACTGTTTGTGCAAATTGCAACCGACTAATACATGTGAAAAAACAAAAGTGGCGCCAGGGCGATCTGGTTGCTGATCGTTAAAAAAATATTTCTACTTGCTGATGCAGATCTTCTAGTGTGCCATTATTACGTAAAATAATATCAAAGTTAGTTTTTGCCCATGACCATTCTGATGCATGAACGTCTATAGGTTTTATTCCTTTATTTTCATAATCTGTAAACCACTGAGGATCTTCTCCTCTTTTTACAAGCGCCATCTTTCCTTGTAAAGATTTAATTATCTCAACTTCATTTGGAAAACGCACATCCGGAATTACATAATTTTGTGTTGGATTATCAATAATTTTTTGTTTTACTAGACTCACCCAAATGCCATCAAAAAAACCATGTCTCATACATTCAGTACCAAACACCTGTAACACATGTCTTGGAGTAATTTCTTGTTTACATTCATTTGTCCAAAACGTGTCTGGTTGTTCTCTCCAGTTACGACCTTCTAGAGTATTACCTTCTAACAAATCTCTTGGCCAGTCGAATATTGACGCTACACCATCCTTTAATTTGTCTGCAAAACTAATTTTTTGGAAATTGTGTTTCTCAACAAGAGTGTCTGCTACAGTGCCTTTTCCAGACCCTATCAACCCGCATAATCCTATAAGCATGTCTTAGTATAAAATATTTTAAGAAAAAAGTCTAGCCTATTGTAAAACTAAGTGGGGTTCCGCCCTCTGAGTAGTTACCAATTTCTTGTTCAAGTTTGGTCATTTCGTTGATTGCTTCATTTTTTAATGCATCACCATTTAATGTGCCGCCACCTTGTGGGCCTGCAATTTGAGAAAATTTAGATCTTGCTTCTCCTAGTGTATATTTGGACACTGCTAGAGTATATTCTCTAACCCATGGTTTTGCAAAAACATCATTTAATAATATAAAATCCGGACGATAATTATATTGTTCGATTAACACAGTTTCTTTGTGCCGCTGTCTTCTAAAAATTGTTAATCGTCTTGTTGGTTGGTCATATTTGAAATTTATAAATCCGCCGAACATTCTTGCTACTAATTCTTGATAACCAGCAAACATATCGTATGTGGCCAATCCACCAATTTTTCCTGTTTGTAACAGATACACATTGGTATAGGCCAATTCAAATGGATCAAATGACGTACCTCCCTCTGATGAGGAAGCGCCACCAACAGTTCTTCTGTATATTTGTTTTACATTCATAATTTCTGCCGGCAGTACATAGGTTGTTTGATCAGGCTGGAGATCTAAAAATCCATATGACTCTTCTACAGAATTACTAGATCGCTGTCTAAATTTATCAACCGCTGTTACAAAGGCATTTTCTAAATGTTTTGGATCAAGTTCAACTTCGATCATGCCATCACCCAAGCGTGTTTTCACATAATCGTATATTTCGTGTTTTGCCGCGTTTATTTGATTGTCTGTGGCTTCTGATAGTGCTGTGTCTGGCATATGTGTATTTATAGAACGGTAAATATGTAGAATGCCAAGACTGTCTTTATACAAACCCGAAAAAGGTAATGATTTCACTTTTCAGGATCGCAATATTGCCGAAATGTTCCAAATAGGTGGAACAGATGCTTATATTCACAAGTACGTATCCCCAGTTGATCAAGGTGAACTTAATGATGCATCACAGCCTCAAAGATCCGGAGACTCTCTTAACGAACTAGCAATACAGGATATGTTGCTTTTGGAAAACAGAGATCGCAAGTATGAGTCAGATGTATATCACACTCGTGTAATTTACAATGTGTCTGACATAGATTTTGATCTTTCTCAGTTTGGATTATTTTTACAAAATGATCAACTGTTTATGACTTTTCATATTAAAGACATTGTTGAATCATTAGGTAGAAAAATTATGTCTGGAGATGTCATCGAACTACCACACCTTAACGATGAACATTCTTTGGATGAAACAGATACAGCAGTACTAAAAAGATATTATGTGGTTGAAGATGTGGCACGTTCAGCAGAAGGATTTTCTAAAACATGGTGGCCACACCTTTATAGAGTAAGATGTAAAGGCATCACAGACGCACAAGAGTTTAGAGATATACTTGGCGACAAGGATGAAAATGTATCACAAAAATCTAGAGACAAAGATTTAGAAATTAACACAGCAGTGGTTGCTCAAGCAGAATCAGATGCACCGTCATCTGGTTACAACACAAAACAGTTACATGTGATGCCCACCGACGAAGAAGGCAAAGTTGCACTAGTCACAGTAGACGATGATGATTTACTAACAGACACAGGACATCTCAATGTTGACAAAGTGTATCAAACACCTCAAGCCAATGGCTATCTAGAAGGTTATCTCACAGGAGATGGGATTCCAGCCAATGGAGAAACCTATACAGCGGCTACAACATTTCCTGCCAATCCAGTTGTAGGAATGTTTGTACTACGTACTGATTATGCACCAAATAGATTGTTTAGATATGATGGAAAAAGATTTGTGAAAATAGAAGATAACGTAAGACAGACAATGACACAGAGCAGTACCAAAAACACACAGAAAACTGGCTTTATTAACAACAACAACACCACTACACTTGCTGACGGATCATCAACTACTGCTGAACGTGTAGCACTTAGCAAGTTGTTAAAACCACAGGCGGATAATTAATGCACATCTATAAGTTTACAAACACTGTTAATAATATGGATAAGGAGGCTGTGGCTTAACACCACTGAAGAACAATCGATCACTTTTATGACGGCCAAGTAAGAAGATACATTTTACAATTCATAAGAATGATGTCTAATTTTTCCTATATCACAGGAAAAAATTCTAAAGGCACCAGTGAGACTTTGCAGGTACCTGTGAAGTATGGAGACATGTCAAGACAGGTTGCACAGATCATCAAGAAAGGATCTGAAAATACGTTGATAGCCGCACCACAAATTTCTTGCTATATTACAAATTTTGCATATGATAGAGATAGAATGCAGAATCCTTATCATATTGATAAAACACATATTCGTGAAAGACAGTTTGACGATGCTACACAAACTTATACAGGAGCGCCAGGCCAGGCTCATACCATCGAAAGAATTATGCCTACACCATTTGAATTAACTTTCAACGCAGATATTTTTACTACTAATACAGATCAAAAATTACAAATACTAGAACAAATACTAGTATTGTTCAATCCTGCACTAGAACTGCAAACCACTGACAATTTTTTAGATTGGACTTCGTTAAGTTTTGTAGAAATAACTAATATTCTTTACACATCAAGAGCAATACCATCAGGTATAGCAGATGACATTGATGTTGCAACATTAACATTTAGAACACCGATATGGTTATCACCGCCAGCGAAGTTGAAGAAACTTGGCGTGATCGAAAAAATTGTTATGAGTATATTTGACGAAGAAGCAGGCACTGTTGATGTTGATGGTATTCTTGGAGAAAGCATAATTTCTAGACAAAATGTAACTCCGGGGCAGTTTGGTTTACTAGTGCTTGGTAACAGGATCACACTGTTGGGTCAAGCATCTCCTACACATGCAGACAATATAGAAAATAGAGCATTTGTTTCACAGTCACAGTATGGCACAAAGATCAATTGGCACAAATTGGAAGCACTGTATTCAAAAACAATACTTGGTGGTGCAACTCAAGTAAAACTACAACAATCAGCAACAAATATAAATGGCGATGACATTATAGTAAATGTAACTGGCACAGTGGCCATTGATCCACAAGACGAAACAACACTGCTGTTCACTGTTGACGTTGACACAGTGCCAACTAACACAATGAATGCTGTTGATGCGGTAATAAATCCATTAACTTTTAACCCAGTAAATGCACCAAATGGCACAAGATATTTGCTAACAGAATCTATTGGTAGTGCCAGTGATGACTCAACTGTTAATGTAGGACCGAGTGCTTGGGGTAATCTAATTGCAAATGCAAATGACATCGTAGAAAAAGTCGGCAATGATTTTGTTGTAGACTTTAATGCGGATTTTAATGATGGGTCTACGCAACTACTTAGAGGCAGTTTAGATTCTTCATCTTTGGGTGACAGCACTTTCGATCAAGTGCATTATGTCACTAACCTAACAAGTGGTATTCAATACAAGTGGTTGCCTGAAAACAGCATGTGGGTTAAATCTTTCGAAGGTTTTTACGAGCCAGGCACTTGGTCTATAGAATTTTAGAGTATACAATACTTGTATGAGTGAAATAATTTGTTCTGGTTGTTTATTCTATGCCAAACTTACAAAAAGATTTTTGTTTTTAAATCGTTCGGCTAAACAAAAAGGCACATGGGGTATGGTTGGTGGTAAGTCAATTGATACAGAAACACCATGGCAGGGACTTCAAAGAGAAATCACCGAAGAGGTTGGCTTTGCTCCTACCATCTTAAAAACTATGCCATTAGAACTATTTGTATCCAAAGACACTAAATTTAAGTTTCATACCTTTGTATGCGTAGTAGATCATGAATTTACACCCAAACTGAACCAAGAGCACTCAGGATATGCATGGGTGTCTATGAATGCATGGCCACTGCCTTTGCATGAAGGTGTTAGAAAAACTTTACAAAACAAACAGATAAAAACTAAGTTGCAAACTATTTTAGACTTGATAGTCTAATTACATCATTGTGATCATGATGTCGATGACAGCGTCACCGGCAGTATCTTTACTCTCTAATGCTTTACCTATTACTGTACCAATAGATGGATTTGCTTCTGCTCTGGCTCTACCGTTGCCTGCAGATACCAACAAGTCTCCTGGATTGATTGTGCCAGTAACTTTGCAAGGCACACGTCCAGTCATTGCCAGTTTTACACCAACTGCTCCTTCATTTAAAAGGAAGCCTGGTTCAGTAGATATTACACCTGCAACAGATGAATGAGCATCTTCATTGCACTTGCCAACTTTTTTGTTGCCGGTGAAATGCACAACATCTCCTG